CGGTGCGCGAGTGTATAAAAGTGTCCAAAGGTACGATGCCGGTTGATATTGTGGTCGCCGACGAGAGCCAAGCGCAGATCGTGCGGGCGGCCCTGAAGGGCAAGCGCAAAGCCAAGGTCATTGGCGTCAAGGTCAAGGCGCAGATATGAGCAGCCTTTCGATTACCGGCATCGATATAGCAGTTCCCGGGTGGTGGGGCCAGTGCTACCGCTGCGGAGCGCAGATGATCCAGGGCGGCGACCACGACGACGTTGACGCCGACGGCGTCGAGATCATCATCTCCAATTTCCACTGCCCAAACTGCGAGTCCAGTTGCGAGTTTGCTTGGTTAGTGTCTTGGGACATGGACAACGCTGACGACGCTGACGCCACCGAGCCCAGCCCTGGGGCGTCGGAGGCCAAGACGGCTGTCCTCACCTACGGCGCTGTCCAGCAGGAGCTGGCCCGCGTCCGCAAACAAGCCGAAGAGCTGGCCTCGGCCAAGGGCCGTCTGGCGCGAGAGGCGACAGAGCACCGCGTGCGGCGGCAACTTGCCGAGAAAATCCTGCGAAAGCTGGCGATGCCGCAGCAGCGGGTGAGTCCACTGCGGCATCAGCGCTGGGTGCGGAGCACAATCGCCGCATTTTTCGCGGGTGATATCCATGGCGCTTCGCGCCGGGCCGATCACCCCCGGGCTACCGGCGCGTGCAGTCACTGCGACATCAACCTCTACGACGGCATGGTGCCGCACCCCAAGGCGATGCCCTGCAACGTACCCGGCTGCCCCTATGAGAAAGAACGAGACCAGCTTACAGACCACATCCTGCTCAGCCTGGCCCGCTGATGCTGCCGGTGGTCCTCGTCTCATGGGCCGACGCCGCTCACCCTGCCGGTGATTGGGTGTCGGTGGAGGACTGCCGCACGGCCACGCCAGCGCTTATCCAGAGCGCGGGGTTCTTGGTCAGCGAGACACCCGACTGCATAGTAGTTGCCTGCTCATATGACGGCAGCAACGTCTCCGGAGAAATGACTATTCCAACCGCACTGATCTCGCGGCGCGTGGTGCTGCGCACGGGGACGCTAGACGACGGGGCGGCTTCACGGGTGGGGGGTCGTGAAGATTTATCGGCGGGAACGCTAGACGACGGGGATGTCCCCTAAACGATAGGGTAGCGTTTAGGGGGGAGTGTTTACAGATTCCCTAAACGATAGGGTAGCGTTTAGGGGGTCGTGAAGATTTATCGGCGGGGACGCTAGACGACGGGGATGTTCCCTAAACGATAGAGTAGCGTTTAGGGGGGAGTGTTTACAGATTCCCTACACCAGAGGGTAGCGTGCCGCTGTGCCACCTGTGCCGCTGTGAACACTATAGTAGCGATTTTGCTATTTTATTTTTTTTTTTTTCTTCAGTTATATGGTGGCACAGGTGGCACAGGTGGCACAGTAGAGCTAAAATATTGCTATATAAGGATTTTTTGGCCTCGCTGCCGTGCCACCACTGTGGCCCGCATATATCGGTAGTGTCACACTTTTGGCGTTAATTTGGGTGCATTTTCCCGAATTTTCCTATTTAATACCTAAGACTCACGGGCTAGGACAAATCGCATGGGCACTTACAGCGAGTTCTTAATCCTCGCCGCCGTCACACTGGTGGCACAGCGTTGAAACTAATGGATAATCGGGCATTGGAGGCGGATTTGGGCAAGAAAACCCCCCCGGTCAAAGCGGTGGCGACGCGGGGGCCAAACCGGCGTCTGACACGCCGCCAGGAACTGTTCGTGAAAGAGCTGGTTGCCAATGACGGTCTCATCACCATGCGCGAGGCTGCCATTCGCGCGGGGTATCCCGCCAGGAGCGCTCACTCCCGCGCCTATGAATTGACCAACGCGAACCACTGCCCGCATGTCGTGGCCGAAATCCGCCGTTACCGAGACGAACTCAACGAAAAGTACGCGGTCGGGTATAAGCGCCATGTCCGCGATTTGCAGAAAATCCGCGACCTCGCGTTAGACAACGGCGCTTACTCTGCCGCTGTGCAGGCGGAGTACCGGCGCGGTCAAGCGCAGGGCGACATTTATGTGAGTAAATCCGAGATCCGAACCGGCTCTATCGACCAAATGAGCCGCGCCGACGTGGAGAAAGAGCTTGAGCGAATCCGAGGAAACTTTGATCCGATTGTTGACATCACTCCAGTCTCCGTTGCAATCGTCGAACCAGAAGGCGAGGAGGGCAGCGAAGCGGGAGAGCGACCTGTGGCAGAGGATGCTTCGGGGGCTGAAGAAGACGGGGCGAAAAATTGAAGCCACGCGGCTGGAGAGCTGGTCCACGCCCGGCGTACCCGATGTCATTTTTTGCGGGGAGAGTGGGCGCTTCTCTCTGGCAGAGCTTAAAATTAGCCGCTCGCGCACCGGCCCGCTGCGTCTCTCGCCCCATCAGGTTGCGTGGCATAGTCGCCATGCCCATGGCGATTCTTTTCTCATTGTGCGCGATAGCGCTGACGATCTTTGTGTGTATCGCAGCGCCGCTGCTGTTGATTTGCGCATGGCTGGCCTTGACGCCGTTGCGCCTCTGGCTGTTTTTCCGCCGCCGCATGATTGGGAGGCGCTTTTTCGTTTGATCTGCCCAGCGTGACGGGTATTATACATATAGTCTTACAATAGAGGAGCCACCTATGGACCAGTTCACCGACCTCGTGCAAAATATCATCGAACGGCTGGCCCGGTGGCTGGACCGCCGCCCGGGCTAGGCTCAGCGGAGTCCAGATTCTGCGGGCAGCGCCGGGACAAAATGGACAGTTCGTTTTTTCTCCTCGACGTATGCCAGTCGGATGCCCAGTCTTTTCTGCAATTTGGACCGTGGGCGATAGCAGCGATGGTCGCGGCCCTCGCGCCGCCGCATCCGGTCAGCCTTGGCGTCGAACAGATAAACGCGACCGTCGCGCCCGATCGCTGCTACATCTACCGGCCCGTGGGCACCCGCTGCCACAAGTACTGCGGCACCGGCCCTGATCAAATGCTCAATCAGCACGGTCTCGCACACGTCGCCTAGTACGTGGTCTGGGTGGCGCAGCTGGACACGCATCATTGCCGCAGTTTAGCGTCGTTTTGGCGGCGTGCAAGTTGCGGCGGCTTTGAGTGGCCGAGGGCGTGGTTATCGATTAGTTGCGGGTTCTCGTTTTTTCCCAGGACAGTTCGTGCCCGGCGAGCATGTCTTGGTAGTCCAGCATGATGCCGAGACTTGCCCGCTGCCAAGCGATGCGCCGCGCCTTGGCACGGGCGCTGGCACTTGGGTCTTTGGGCTTGGGCTTGGGCTTGGACTTCGAAACGTCGATGTCCGGCTTGGTCACGTTGTCTGAGGTCAGTTCCCAGACCTCGGCGACCCTTGCCCGGCGCTTCACCCGCTTGTCTCTGATCGACACGATCTCTCGTATGCGGCCACAGGTGTAGCGGCGACCGCTGACCAGTTGCCAGTGCCAGCCCGCGACGATCAGGAAAATGCGTCCAGGTGTGCGGTCTGCCTTGGACATCTTGAGCCAGCCAGCGAGGGTTGGCCCGGTTGTCCTGCTGAGTCGGACACCGGGCTCTTGCCACCGGGTGGCCGTGATGTTGCAGGCCTGGAGAGCGTCGAGCACTTCGTAAGTGTGAGCCCCCTTGATCGTTTTTCGACCGTTCTGCTTGCGGATCAGCCTCGCGGCTTCTCCGGTCGTCAGGTTGGTCAGTGCCGATATCGCGGAAGGTCCGCAATACCGGTTTGAGTCGTTGCCATCAGTGATGGCCGTCAGCTTGAGTTTTGCCATAGGTCTCCCTTTCGGATGGCCCTCGGCCACTCAAAGCCGCGCTCTATTCACGATGTCAAACAGCGTTCCGTACTGTCTAGAGTCTGAACTACAATTATGTCGGAATTATGGCCGGTTCGTGGCGAAAACTTGCTTATTTCTTGCTTATTTCAAGGCGGCCTCCGAAATTGCCTCAAAATGACCTTATTTCTGCCTCATTCCCGCCACAATTGCACCCGACGGTGCCTCGACGAAAGGAGACTACTATGACAAAAAACAAAACACCGTTTCTTCATGACGAGCGCCAGATTGGCCGCGCTTACGACGCGCACTTCCAGTGCCACTCTGCGCTGCTGACTTCTGGGGTCACACCGGCAAACGCTGTCCGAGCCGCCGCTGCGCATCTGGTGCGCGCGGCGTTTGAGGCGCTGCCCGTGCCCGCAGCAACGTCGGTGATTCTGCAAGCGATTCATCATCGTCTCTCCGAGTGCGACGACGACAGCGCACGGGAGCCCGCCCCAGCAGAGCAGATCGCGATGTTACAGCGCAACGTGCGCGAGCTTCAAGAGCAGTTACAGCAAGCGCACCGCAACGTTGGCGGCGCTTGCACTGATATGCACTGCTCTTTCCGCTTGACTCCCCCCCCCGCCTAGTCTACAGGGGTAGTCTCATATCGTAGTATATCACGAAGGGAAACGAAAATGGCGAATCGCACAAAAATCCATCCACTTGTCGCGCGGGGTATCCAGCAGCTCGTGCGCACGCACGCCACGAACGTAGACGGCACGCCGATGACCCAGCAGCAGTTCGCCGACGCCCTGAACGTGTGCGCGGACACCGTAGCCGCCGCCGTCAACGGCACCGGAGGCTACCGGTATCAAAGCCCTGCGGCCCTGGCGGACGGCAACGGCTCCAAGGCCGCCAGCACCAGCACCAGCAACGGCTCCCCCAAGGCCGCCACCGAGAAGGAGCCTACCGGCGAGACGCTGCCGGATGGGCCGCTAGACGTTGAAAGCGTCTTCACCTGCGACAAGACGCTGGTTCTCGACGCGCTGCAAGATCTCGCTGGCGCGGTGCGCGATCTGGAGCACGCGCTGGCTAAGGACAGAGGAATCGACGTGCGCACTGCAGCCTATGTTCACGCGCTCGGTCGGCGCGCGGCATGAAGATGACTGGACAGCGCCAGGGAAAATTTCCCTGGCGTTTTCTGTTTGATTGGTGTAGCGCCGCAAACGGCGTTCGCTTTCGTCCCAGGAAAATACGTTTGCTTTATGTGTTGGGGTTTGTTACTCTCTCTTATGGGATAAATCACATAAGGTGAGAGGACATGAAAACCCTTAAACTTCTGCACGGAAATCGGCCCACCAATAAATTTTATATTCTAGCTTCGCCGGGCGCGGTGCCGACACGGCGACGCGGCGGGTGGTCCGATTACAACGATTTTCTAGCACTGTCGCAATCTGGCTGGCTTGAGCAGCGGGCAACGGGGCCGCGCGGCGGTAAGACATGGTGGGCCACGCGGAAGGGGAAATATCATCTCGCAAAAGCGCGGCGCGAATTGGAAGGCGCGGCAACATGAAACATTCCGCCTTGTATGTGTTACCCGATGCCGCCGGGATTGTGGGGTTAAATACGAAAGAAAACACCCCGCACACGGACCCTAGCCGAATGTTCACTAGCATGTGGGGGGCCGGTAATCATCCCGATGCCCCCCCGGTCACTCCTTTTGTGAGGCCAGTAGAGGCGGAATACGTTTATTCGACAATAGAGGCGCTTGCGAACGGGTGGAGAACTGACGGGCTCACTCCGTGCGGTATTAGAACGGTTTATAAAATTGATAGGAGGACAAGATGAGTGCCGCAGAAAATAGCGTATCGTGCTCGTTTACTGTTGCGGACGTGCTGGATGCTCGCGCTGAATTCAGCGCTGAACAAGCCGAGCTTTTCCTAGAACAGAACGGAAAGCACATAGTTTCTGCCATGTCTCGGGCAGGGTTTGAGGCTATAGAGAACCTATGGCTGGAGGCTTGAATTCATGCAAAACTTAATAATTTACGACGGGCCGAGCGTAATTGATGGCTCTCCTATTGTCGCGATATTAACCGGGCTAGCCAACGCTTCGCGCAACGCTGGCACGGGCGACATGCTGCAAACCGATTTGGATTATGAAAGCGTCCGCGATTACGAGGAGTCAACGTAATGATTAACACCGTTGAAAGTAGCCGGGCGAAAAAGACCGCCGGAATCGCCGTTACATATCGCGCAGCGGGCGGCGACATGTTCGGAACGTGTCCGGACTCTTGCCCGCTTAAACCGGCGGCGACGCTAACGCGGGACATAGACCGGGACTATGAGTCAGCGGTTCGCCGCGCCGTGCCGCGCAAGGGTTTGGCGCTTCTGTTCACTCATTTTCCGCCGGAACAATGGGGCGAACAAAACACCGGCGCGCCGAATCAAACCGTGTTCAATTATTCCGCCGACACGCTGGCGGACGCCGCGCGCCATACTAAGAACGGCGCGGCATCTGTCGCCGTTGTCCCGGCGGACTATCGGAACGAGTGGACCAGCGCGAAAGTAACGGAATCGGGCGGCGTCAAGATGGTACGTTGCCCGAACGAAACAACCGGAATCGACTGCGCGCATTGCGGCAACGGAACGCCACTATGCGCGCGGCCTGATCGCCGATTCGGAGTCGTATTTACCGCGCACGGTGCGACCAAGCGCAAGGCGGGCGACAATGCCACGGCGGGCGGTTGCTATGCGGCGGGCGGCAATGTCGCAATCCACTGGCGGCACCTGTCCGAACGTGGCGAGATAATAGAGAGGGACGGCGAACAGGTCCGGCGGTTCGCCGCCGGTTTAGCGCCGCGCACTATATTGCGCCATCATATCGCGGGCGATATTGGCGCGGTTCCGCGCGCTGTAAAATAACCGCTTGACGGTTCCGGGATTATTCCTGTAAAACATGACTCCGGCAATGATGCCGGGAACAGACAGGAGTCGAAACATGTCACACGAGATTTTAGAAACCGCAGACGGTACGTTTGCAATGGCCTATCGGGAAGGCGACGCCTTGCCGTGGCACGCTGCGGAAACCAACCCACAAACGTTCGCGCCGGGCGCGATGCCGCAGGAAATCAGCGGCGCGGCGCGTTTGGATTATGACGTGCAGCTTGTTCCGAATTGTTTCTCCGACGGTTCGCCTATTCCGGAGTCTTTTCATATCTCTCGCGTTGATGAACCGACTACCGTTTATGGGCGGTTCGTGGCAGGAGACTGGCAACCGGTGCAGAATTCCGACTTGCTGGACTTAGCCGCTCATGTTGCCGAGTGCCACGGGTTTGCGATAATCACTGCGGGCGCGCTGCACGGCGGCGCGAAAGTTTTTGCTCAGCTAGAAACCGGGAACGAGTTCTCGCTGCCCGGCAACGATAAGCTTGTGTCCCGATTACTCGCCACTGTGAGTCATACCGGCGCGGAGTCGAATAAGTTTGTCGGCTGCAACACTCGAGTCGTTTGCGATAACACGGTACGCGCCGCCACTGGCGAAGGCGCGGGCATCGTCTGCCATGACCACCGCGTAGAGTTTGACCATGACGCTATAACCGCCGCGATAGGACTCAATGCCGAGTCGTTTGGCGCTTTCGCGGAGTTTGCCGCCGCCGCCGCAGCTCGCGCCTTATCGGATGTGGAGGCGCTGGAGTACTTCAAGGTGGTGTACGGTGGAAAAGAGAAGGTTGAAGAAAACGGGCGCGTTCGCCATGCCATTGGAGTCCGTAAGGCTATGGCGGCGCACCGTGGGCAAGAGTTTGTCGCCATTGGCGCGGCGGACTCGGCGGACGCTGCGTTGTATGTCTCGGATAGACTCGAACAGATAGCGCGCGGCGCGGCGACTCGCTTGCCGGAAGATGCTACGGTGGAACCCGTCGCGAGGATCAATCCCGGCCACGACATGGAATCGTCGCGCGGTACGTTGTGGGGGGCTTTCAATACGGTTACATGGAGCGCGGATCATCAGCCCATCAAGAACCGTGGAGTTAATTTTAACCTTGCTAGCAATCTTCTGGGAGAAGGCACCGGCGGCAAGATCAAGGCGAAGGCAATGCGCGCCGCCGTCGAATTGCTCGCCGCGTAGCGCTCCCGTCGTTTCGTTTCTACTCGCCCCCGGCGGAGTGTTCCGCCGGGGGTTTTCTTCGCCCGCTTGACGGTTCCGGGATTATTCCTGTAAAACATGACTCCGGCAATCCCGCCGGGACAAGATAAGGAGTCAAACGATGTCTTGTAGTAATCGCGTTAACTTTTTCGTGCCGCGAGGCTACGACTACCGGGAAGTTGCCGTTCTCTGCGGCAGAACGGACCCGCACGGTGGCCGTGCGATCTGCGACACGTGCCGAGGCAACGCCCGCAAGATGAAGGCGCTCGCGCGCCAGGACGAGGCCGCCGCCGCCGATAATGCGTGGTTAAGGAGCGCCGGGTGGGGCGAGATATGAAAACGAAGATGACGCAGGAGAACTACATGGCCGATGACTGGCCGGATATGATGGATTGGTTGTCACTAGAAAGTGATATTCGAACCGTCTTGCGAGACCATTTTGCGGCCGGTTCCGGCATAGCTAACGAACACCTAGCTCACATTGACCGGTTGCTTGAGTTTTATACCGGGCGCGGGTCAGAGCGACGGCTGCAAGCCCTGCGCGATGCCGAGACCGGACAGGCCGCGAACAAGCAGGAGTCGGATTAGTGGAATACATCGACTTGACGCCAACATGGGTCTCCGCCGTAACTATCTATATGGCGGTGCTAGAAAACCCAGACGCTTCCGCAAAGAGCAAGAAAGCTGCTCGTGACGACATTTTGAAGCTAGCCGCCACGGTGGATGAAAATCGGATAGTGAGTCCGGACGCATAACCTACTCTTGGCGACCTTGCCCCGGCGGATCACTCCGCCGGGGCTTTTCCTTGCCCGCCGCCGGGGAAGACCTCGAGCCTCGAGCCTCGAGTGACGTCGATTCTTGGGGTGCCAGCCTACCCGGCGACTCCGACTCGGGCAGTCAGCGGCGATCCTAGCGCGTCGGTTTTATTCAGATCTCTCGATTCTCCGACAATTCAGCGTGAATCCCGGTGAGCGAGGCGTGCAGCGCGAGGCCTGAAACGCACCGCATGGTGCATGGTGCATGGTGCATGGTTCATGGTGCGCGGCCCTCGATGCTCGATGTTGCCGGGCCGATGCTCGATGTTGCCGGGCCGATGCTCGATGCCGCCGGGCCGATGCTCGATGCCGCCGGGCTCGTGTTCCTGGTGCTCGATGCTCGATGCCGCCGGGCTCGTGTTCCTGGTGCGCGGCCCCTGGTGCGCGGTGCCGCCGGGCTCGTGTCCCTGGTGCGTGGTGCTAGGATCCTGGCACCTGATTTTATCAGCGAAATCAGGGGCTTGCGGCACCCAGGTGCCGGCTCCTCGCCCCGGGGCCGTAACCTGCGGTGGCCATGGCTCGGTTTCATAGAAATAATACGGTGGAAAACGATACCGATTCACGGGTATAAAAACCGTTCGGGAAGGTCCCCCGCAATGTTTCACGTGAAACAAAACCACAGGTTTCCAAATGCTGAGAACAGAGACACCAGAAGTTGCAGAAAGACGCCTAAAACTAGAACTACGCCTAGCACAAATGGAGGAAGTGACTGGATGCAAGGAGAGCTTCCTGAAGTACGTGCGCAAAGTCTGGCCGGAGTTCATTGCAGGTGCCCACCACAAGATGGTTGCAGAGCGATTCGAGGACATTGCAACCGGAAAGACCAAGCGCCTGATAATCAACATGCCCCCTCGACACACAAAGTCCGAGTTCGCGAGTCACCTATTCCCCTCGTGGGTCATTGGCCGTGATCCACGGACCAAGATCATTCAGACCACCCATACTGCGGAGCTAGCTGTAAACTTTGGCCGCAAGGTCAGGAACCTTATTGCCTCGACGGAGTACCAGAACATTTTCGAGGGTGTGGGTTTGCAAGCAGACAGCAAGGCTGCGGGACGATGGTCCACGAACCATGGTGGGGAGTACTTCGCGGCAGGTGTTGGAGGCGCGATCACTGGTCGCGGTGCGGATTTACTTATTATTGACGATCCTCATTCTGAACAGGACGCCTTATCCGACACGGCTTTGGACCATGCATACGAGTGGTATACCTCGGGTCCCCGGCAGAGGCTCCAGCCTGGGGGGGCGATTGTCATTGTTATGACCCGCTGGTCTTTGAAGGATCTCACGGCGAAGGTTTTGAAGGCCCAGGGTTTTGATGAGCACGCCGACCAGTGGGAGGTTGTGGAGTTCCCGGCCTTGATGCCGTCTGGCAAGCCTTGTTGGCCGGAGTTTTGGAAGAAGGAGGAGTTGGAGGGGGTAAGGGCTTCGCTCTCCGTAGCGAAGTGGAATGCGCAATGGCAGCAGAACCCGACTTCGGAAGCGGGTGCAATCATCAAGAAGGAGTGGTGGAAACGCTGGGAAGCGGACGACGTGCCGCAACTGGAGTACATAATACAGAGCTACGACACGGCCTTTAGTCGCCGGGAGACGGCGGACTACTCTGCCATCACAACGTGGGGGGTATTTTATCCCCAGGACGGAGGCTCCGCGCATTTAATTCTTTTGGACGCGAAGAAGGGTCGCTGGGATTTTCCGGACTTGAAGGTAAAGGCGCTGGAACAGTACAAGTTCTGGGAGCCGGAGACGGTAATAGTCGAGGCGAAGGCGTCGGGAATGCCGCTGACGCAGGAACTTCGTCAACTGGGTATACCGGTGGTAAACTTTACACCAAGTAAAGGTAACGATAAACTGACACGGGTGCATTCTGTTTCGCCACTATTTGAAAGTGGCATGATATGGGCACCCGATGAACGTTGGGCTGACGAAGTCATCGAGGAATGTGCGGCATTTCCGCATGGGGAATACGATGATCTTGTGGATAGCACCACGCAGGCTTTGATGCGGTACCGTCAAGGTAATTTTGTACAACTGCCGAGCGATGATTGGGTAGACGGCGAGTCGTCTACACACCTGCGGAGTTACTATGGCTGACGAACCACGCCCCACG